GTAAAGCAATACAATTGCTTCCCAAAACAAATTCATTCATATACGGGTCATAACCACCTAATTTTTGAGTAGCAAATCCATCTATAAACAAATCTCTAAACCATCCTCTCATTCCATTTTCAGAAATAACAGTTAATTTTTCATTCTGTGCACTTGTTCCCTTAAGCTGTAACACAGCTCCTCTTTTAGCATCAGTAAAATATTTATCAAACCCATAACAAACAAAGCTTTCAGGGTTATTACTTATACCATATACTTCTTCTCTAGCAATTTGTGTTCCTAAAACCTCAGGATTAGTTGTTATAGCACCACCGCCTGCAGCATCAGAAATTAAATTTTTACCTGCTAATACATAAGAAATTTTATCTTCTTGTAACACAAGTATATCAGTCTTACGACCAAATAATTTTTGAACAGGACCAAAAGAATCTTCTAAGTTTTTGAAATTTTGAACACTAAAATTAAATTCATTTAATCTATTAATATTAGCTTCATCACTATATCTTCCACTATAAGTTAAATCAGCAAATCTATGTGCTTCTCTATAATCTTGTTCAGCTACCGTTATAACTCTGTTACCAATAAAAACTTCAGGTCCTGCTATTGAATCTCTTATCTGTATACTTTCAGCACCATTACCAAATGAATAACAATTAAACAATGTAGATTTTATAATACCTGAAACTGTTGATGTTTGTGTTCTATTACCGGCTAAAATTTGTGCAGCTGTACCACCTCCATGTAATCCTGTAGATTCTATAATAGGATAACTTTGGTCTCCTTCATACCATACATCTTCTAATGCAGCTTGAGGTTCTGTTTCAAATATAATTGTATCGTCAGTTCTAAATATTGTATATTGAACAGTTGCTGATGACCTACGTTTAGATTTTTGACCAATACCTGAGCAAGAAGTTGTTCCTGTAGCGGTCATAAATATTTCGCCATTTGTAGTGTTAGTACAAAAACTATATACATTTTTATCTATATTACCACCATTTAACGGAGTCATACCTGCTTGTGCTCTTGTTGGTAAATCACCTTGAGGGAATGTAGCTGTTACTGCTGTTTGATAAACATTTTGAGGAGGGTTTCCTGCTGAAGTAGAACCGCCTGTCCATGCACCGTCATCTAAATATTGTGTTAAGTTTTCTCCTAACCAAAAATCTATTATATTAGCATACGATGCATTAGAAACAATATTAATTTCTAACTCATAAATTCTTCTTTCACAACTATTATTTCCGTCTCCTGTTCCTCTTCTTTTAAATTCCCACTCTAATTTAACTTTTGAACCCGCAGGAATATCTATAGGTGTACTTGTAGTTACACCCGGACTTTGAGCCATACTTATAGCAACATAAGAACTTGTTTTTGAATTGTCTGTAAATGTTGAAAATTTTCTACTAAATGTTGAATTAGGGTCTACAACAGCATTGAAATCATTTGTATTCAATTTTGCATACACACCTGCGGGGATAGACAATACACCGGGTAACGTAATAAAATCTTCTTGTTGAGCCTTTTTTTCTAATACTACAGTAGATGCACATCTTAATAAAGCACCACTTGTATCAGCTTTAACTCTCAATCTAGTTCCTTCTGAAACTTTTTGAGCATTTTCACCTTCTAATAAAAAATATGTAGCAACACTACTTGGGTCATTAAAAAATTGATTACAATAAATAGTTTCGTATGCACCTGCTGATGGTTTTAAAACAAACTTATATCTTTTTGCAAAAGACGGAGGCTTCATGTCTACAGGTATATCCACCGTAATACTATTTTTAGTATCAGCCAAACCACATGAAACATGAACAGTAGAATTCGGTGCTAATATAGCTGTCGTAGAACGATTAAAATCATCCATATAAACTATCCCAACAGAATAATCTCTATCGCTATGTAAACTTTCTGTTTCGCTTATGTCTTGCCATGTAGCAGACGCTATAGTAGTAGTAAAATATTCATATACAGTATTTGTTGGAGTAGCAATATCATCAACCCAAACCATAGCGGGAAATTGAAAAGAAACACTATTTCCTGCAACTGTAGTTTGTATAGGACCAACAACTAAAACGCTACCTGTATCAATTCCTGAAGTATATGCAAACAAAGTATCTAATGTATTTGGCATGTCACAATTCCATTCGTCTGTCCATGTTGTTCCTAATGTACAAGCGTTTGCAATTGTTTGATTTGTTCCTGTTGCACCAATTAATGCTTGAAACTCAGTTGAGTTTATCATGTTACTTACGCTAGTGTAATTTGTAGCCAAAGTAAACGTAAAGCTCATTGCAACATTAGTAACCGTAGAACTAGGAGCTGTACCACCACTAAAACTATCATGAGTAAATGTAATATCAAATGTTAATTGTGCACCTGCTTTTAAATCTAAACCACTTAAATCTAAAGTTGTAATAGCCTGTGATATAGTAACCGAACTATCTATAGTATATGTTCCATCAGTAAATGTTGGTGTAATCTCTTCAACGCCAATACTTCCTGAAATTAATGTAGGTGTGTATGAAAAATTACATATGTCGTTGTTTACATCAACTAAGTTGTATCCTTCATAATAATTACCATACGTCAAGCGATTACCTATTAATGTTTGTGCTTTTGCAATCAAAGGAACATTATCATACAAACGTCCTAATTGGTCTGAAGGTAATACAGTAAATATTTGATTAGAATCAAATATTAGGTCTACATCTTCATTGTCATTATATCCTTCTTGTAATTTTACAAATTTATCTATTACATTAATAAATGTACTTCCTGATTCTTTAAATAATACTTCTATTGATTTTACTAATGAACTTCCTGTATTAAATGTAATATTAACAGTATTTCTATTGTTAATCATACCATCATTCAATATATCACCGTTTAATAAAAAACCTTTAGGTAAAAACGCAGGTTTAGACCATTGAGATGTTGCTGAATAATCATCATCTTGATATTCATATCTATACGCAAAACACAAAAATTTATCTTCTAAATAATTATTACTTGCTTGACTTTGTATTAAAGATATAGATGGACTTGCAATAGGTGGTTTTTTAATAACCAATATTGATTCACCACTAAATACATCTACATTACTGAAAGGATTTTCATAATTTCTTTTTACATTAAAAAATCTTGGAGGATTAATGTTATCTGTAAAAAATATTAAATTTTCTACTTTGTTAATTCCTGTAATTAAATTAGCCGGATTAAAATTTAATGTAGTATTAACATTGAGACCATCATTCATACTAACAATGTGATATGTTGTTGCATTGTTTAACTCATCAAACGAAACTATCATATCTATTTTTCCTGTAGCACCTACAGTATATGCAGGGTCATGAACGAAAAAATAAATAGTTTCTTCTGCACCATCTTGAAAAGCTCCAATACATCTTGCTGATGCACTTAAAGCTGTTCCGTTAAATGTTAATGTAGTAAGTTGTGTATTACCTTTTGAATTTTCTACTGAACCTATTTCGGAAGCTTCGGTTGAACCAAGTCTTACGTTTAATGCGTCAATATACTGTCCATTTGGAATTAAGCGTTCATCAACGCTTTTATTCATTTTACCTTGTATAAAATTTCTTTGAGTAGTAGCCATATATTACTTTATCCATTTATCTTGACCTCTCATGTTTTGTATAAGACGACCCGGATGAATATTACTTAATCTAATTTTAGCATTTCTTAATAAAGCACTTTTGTTTTTCTTAGCTCTATTAACAACATATTCTTGAACGCCTAATTTACTATTTAATATTGCATATTGTATATATGCATAAACATAATCTTCAAACATTTTATTAACTTCAACTTTACTATCATCACCGCCTTCCATACCATCAGATATATATTCTAAAATACATAATTCATTGTTCATAGCTGAACTAAAATTAATAACACCTGCTTTTTTATCTATACGAAAAGTTGGATTTGCATTAGCTGTTTCTGTGTTTAACCCCCATGACGCACCAATACCCATATCAAAATACCACGCACCATCTATATTAAAACCCATCTGACCATTAAATGGAGAGTTTTGTTGTATATACATAGTTCTTTGTCTGCTAGCTAATCTTTCTTTTGTAAACTCTGAATTCTCAGGCTTTAAAATATTACCATTTTGGTCAAACAATATGTTGGAATTATTATCTTGAAGATAAGCTGATGCACTATTTATTTGTACGTTTTCTTGTAATGGTCTTAAAAGACCACCCTTTGATAAAGATACTCTAACCCAATTTACATAATCCGATGGAAGCACAAACCTTAATTGGTCACCTATTTGTAATTCTAAAGCTTTTACCTCTTGAAATGCATCGTAGTTTAATTCCATCACAGCTCTCTTAGCATGAAATAATATTTTGTATCTTTCTTCGTTATTTACTAAAGAATGATTTCCATCATACATTAATAAAAAATTTGTAACTATATCTGCCAAACTAACATACTGATACGAACCCCAATTAGCATCTTCAGGATTTGTATTGTTGTTTGTGTAATATTGATATTCTGATATATATGCCATTATTGTTCGTCTTGGTTTTCAATTTGTTCTTGTCCTAAAGCGTATTGTACAACTTCAGGTTCTCTTATTTCCATTCCTGCAAATTGTAAAATTTTATTAACTAAGTCTTGAAAGTAATCTAAAGGTAATTCAAAATCTTGATAACTTGCAGTAACACTAAACTGTGGTTGTTGTGCTGCACCTAAAGAAACATATGTCCACATCGGAGTTGCAGGATATCTTATATACTGAGCTTTAACTTGTCCTTGTGCTACTATGGTAGTAGGAAAAACAGTTAAAATACTTCCTTCAGTAGTGTATGCAGGATATGTTGTAGTTGGAGCTGTATATATAGAATTGTTTAGTAAAGTAATTTTGCTTTGACTTACTCTTTCTGCTTCTCCTGTAAAAGTAATACCATTAGCTGCATATACTAAAACTTTATTTACAAAATAATAATCAGACCCTGTAGTGTTCACAGATGGCATTTGATATGTATTGTTAGTACCTGTAGTTAATGCAGCTGTTACTGAAAACATATCTATAACTTCTACTAAACCTTTTTTAATATCAGCGTATCCTGTACCTTGCTGTCTTACATTTTCTTTGTTTATCTGATTGTTATATTGATAAAACACATCTTCAAATAAATCTAATTGAGCTTGTTGTGCATATAAATTAAAATCAGCAGGTGTTAAGTATCCGTAATTATTCTTATTTAATATAGCTAAAACAGCCTCATATACTTGTTGAATCATTTGTAATCTTTTTCACAAAGATAATGAAAAAAAAAAGAGGCTTAATTATTAGCCTCTTCTTAGATTATTTACTTTCTAATCGTTTTTCTAAAAGCTTTAGAGCCTCTATTCCATCGTCAGACTGTAAGAATGAAGCTATTATATACAAAGGGTCTTCACCAAATGGTATAGTTATCATTCTTTTTTTATTAGAGGTTGTATTAAAATGTACATCTCTTTGATTGTTTTTAAATACAAGTAATTTATTATCTATAAATAATTGAACCTTTGATTGTAATTTTAACATCGGGTCGTTAGTCATATTTAATAAATCAGCAGGATGTCTTCTTGCAAATACAAGCATATCTCTTTTTAGTTCAGATGTAGACATTTTAGATATGTCTCCAAATAATACTCTACCAATCATTTCTAATTGTTGCAAAGTCATTTGTCTTGCTAAAATTAACGCATCTACTTCTGCATTCATTATATCAACATCTTCTTGAGCTTCTCTTGCTGTATTTATTTCTTCAAATTGTTTTCCAAAAGCAGGATGCATAGTTAAAAATTGTTGTAATACTTGATTTGTTCTAGATACCGATAACATACCGTCTTCAAATATAACAGGGTCTAAAACCACATTGCCATCTTGTTCATCTATAAATGGAGACTTTTGATTTTTAGCATAACGAAGAGGTCTATTAATACCTTGGTCTTCATCAAAATACATTAAGGGAAATCTTTTACTATGTTGGGATGCCAACATGTATGATAGAGGAGTTTTATCTCCTATTAGCCTGTAGACTTTGTCTACGAATTGTTTTTTATTCATTTGATTATAATTTAATTAAAGTTAAAAAAAAGGGGAGAAATTAATCTCCCCTTAATAATTGTTCTACTTATGCTTGAAATAAGAAGAAATTGTTAGCACCTAAAGTACAAACACATCTTTCAGAAAGGTAGTTTACTGTCATAGCATCTAACTCTTGATTTTGTGCTCCACCTGCTGAACCTGTAATCCAAGACTTGTAACGTCTATCTTCAGTTTCAGAAGCTCTGTATCTAACATGTAAGAAAGGTCTCTTAGCGTTTTTACCAAGTATTTGGTCATAAACAGTAGTTGAACCTGCAGGAACTAAAAGTCCATTGATTGAACCACCTACTAATCCACCTCTCATTGTTGGGTCATTTAGATATTTCCACTCTGATTTGTAAAAGTCATAACCTCTTCTAAATCCTGTGAATCCTAAATTTAACGCCATTTCTTCATCGTTGTCAAATAATCCGTAAGACGAACCACCTGCACCGTAAGAATTTTGAGCTGCTAACATATCATCAATATCAAATGAGAAGTTTCTGTTAACGAAAATTACATTTTCTTCAATAGAACCTTGCTTATCTAATCTTGAAATGATAGTGTCAAAACCTGCTAAATCAACAGGATTTCCTGCACCCCAAACATTTCCTCTATTTTCTACAACGTAGAATACACCTTCAGAACCTTTGTTACCTGCATCAGCGTAAGCAACTTGTGTTGCTGCACCTGAACCTGCTTCAGCCGGAACTGCTTCTACCATAGAAGTTTCTAAGTAATCATCAAAACGTAGTCTTGTTTCATGCTCAGACTTCATGTACCACATGTATCCTGATGCTCCATCTTCAGTAGTAATTTCAATCCATCCAATTTGTGCCATATCAGAACCTGATACTTGGTACTTATCTTTTAAGATAATTGGAGAATTTTCAAAAATGAAGTCAGAAGAAATTAATCCGCCTTCCATTCCTGTAACACCTTTTTTGAATTCAGAACCATAAATAAATACAGATACTGTTCCTGCGTAAGCAGCTAAACCTGCAGCTTCGTAAAAACTAACAGTAAATGAATCAGCTGTTACCGCTGTAATAATTCCTTTGTTAGTTAATGCTGAACCTACTGTATCATCTGATATCATAACCGTTTGACCTTTTCTGAAACCAATCTGTCCTGCTGCTCCTGCGGGAGCTACTGAACCTGATGGTTGTCTAGCCGGGTCAATTTGAGCTGCGGGAACTGTAAAAGTTTCTGCTGTTGCTCCTCCTGCTGCTCCACCTAATGTACACGCTGTATATTTAATGTGAAGTCTTCCTTGTTCTGCCCATTTGATAAGGTCAGAATTTGAAGGCATTTCTGCACCAACCATTCTTAAGAATGATGATACTGTTCTATTACCATATCTCTCAAACTCTTTTTCAAAAGTATCCGGTAGATACTGATTCAAATAGTTAAATTGAGTATTGCTAATATAGTTTGACGACAACGCTACTTGTTGAGCACTTGGCTGCAACTGAAACGTCGGGTTTGCTAATACTGCCATAATTTTTTAATTTTTTTAATTGTTAAACTTTATTTTCTTTTTAAACTTTTAATCCTTAAACCCGAACCTGAGTCCGAATTTAAAGCTCTAACTTTCATGCCTCCCTTCATAGTTGCGACTTCAGGTGTTCTACGAATATTCATATCAACATTTTTTGTTTTACGAACTACCCCTTCTACACCCTCGGACTTACCTTGTTCATAAAAGAACTTGGCAAACTTTTCAGGATTCATTGCAAGTGATAAAGCTCTGTGGTAACCTTTGGCATCTTTCATCATTCCTGTTTCTTCATCCATATATTTATTTATGAAATTTAAAACATTAGATTGTTTACTTTTTAATTCAGATGCATCACCGGGACTATAGGTAATTTTATTATCGCCTAACTCAAACTCAAAACCTTTGAACTCGTTAGAAAAAACCTCATCAGTTTTTTGTTTAAACCAATCTTGTTTTTTCTTAGTCACTTCCTCATTACTCTTCGCACTTTTCTGCATTTGCTCAAACTCTTCTTTATATTTACTAGCTTCAGAATTTTCAACCTGTCTTGACTCAAGTGGTTGTTTATATTGTTCTTTCTGCTCTGTAAAATATTTTCTAGCTTTTACAACTGCTCTTTTCTTTGCTAACTTTTTTTTCTTAACTGCTTTTTCATCGTCTACATCTTCATCATAAGTATAATCGTCTAATAACGCATCTACATCTTCAGAATCAATAGCTTCATCAGTAGCTAAAAAATACTCTGCCAACAAATTATCAGGCTGCATGGCTTCAAAGTCTCTATTTAAAGAAACATAATCTGCGATACCTCTGCCTGTATCTTTTTTATATTTTAAG